GGGACGAAGAGGCCCGGCGGACGGTTGATTTTCAGATTTCGTATCATGAAACATCCAAGCCCAGATCGTTTCGCAACTGAGCAACGCCGTTCCACGATGTGGAAGACAGCAAGACTTGCTTCGCATCCGCGAAACGACGACAATCGCGCGCATGACAGCGGCAGATTTCGAACTCACCTCCGACGGGTCGGTCAAGATGAACGGCCATGGCGGCGCGCGGCGCGGCGCCGGCCGCAAACCTGCGGACTACGTGAAGCCCAAGGAGGTGCTCGACTTCGAACAGGCGCGTGCGCGGAACGAAGCGTCGAAGGCGGATCTCAACGAGCTGGACTTCAAGATCAAATCGGGACAGTACGTGTCGCGCGATGCCGTGAAGAAGGCGTCGGCCACGATGCTTGCGACGCTGGCGCAATCACTGCGCAGCATTCCCGACGCGCTGGAGCGCAAGGGCCTGTCACCGGAGATGTGCGTGCTGATCGAGAACGTCATCAACGAGACGCTCGACAGCGCGGCGTCGGAGCTTGAGATGTTGGCGGGCGAACCTGCATGACGCTGCGTGTTGATGCCGAGGCGCACTACGCCATTGCGCTGGGGGACATGGCAGACGGCTATCTGGCGCTGCGCCCGCCAGTCCGGTTGAGCGTCGCCGAAGGTGCGGCGCAGTCGCTGATGCTCAAGCGCCCGGGCGACGCCGCGACGCCATGGTCAGCGGCGGACACCCCCTACATGGTCGAGCCCATGAACACGCTCGCCAGCCGCATGCACGAGGCGGTTTGCTTCGTCGGTCCGGCGCAGTCGGGCAAGACCGCATCGCTCGGCGAAGGGTGGATGGCCCACGCGGTGACGTGCGATCCCGGCGACATGCTCATCGTGCAGATGACCGAGGCCAAGGCGCGGGAATACTCGCGGCAACGGATCACGCGCGCCATCGACGGGTCTCCAAAGCTGCGCTCGCTGAAGAGCCCCGACGCTCGCGACGACAACACCCACGACAAGCAGTTCCGTCACGGCATGTGGCTGAAGATCGCGTGGCCGACCGTCACCAATCTGTCGTCGACCAGCTACCGCTACGTCTTCATCACCGACCTGGACCGCATGCCTGACGATCTGGACGGGGAAGGCGATCCGTTCACGCTGGGGCGCAAGCGGACGACGACGTTCCTGTCGCGGGGTATGTGCGCGGTCGAATCGTCGCCGGGCAGACCCTGGACGGACCCCTCGTGGAAGCCGAGCACACCGCACGAAGCACCACCTGTCGGCGGCATCCTGGGCATCTACAACAACAGCGACCGTCGCCGTTGGTACTGGCAATGCCCGGATTGCCGTGAGCACTTCGAAGCGGCACCCGGCGTCGGGCTGTTCGGCTTGCCGTCGGATGACGTGCTGCTGGAGGAGGTGCGAACCGCAGACATCGTGAAGATGGCGAAGCACTATTCGCGCGTCATCTGCCCGCACTGCGGCTCGATGATCCCATTCAAGCACCGCTTCGAGATGAACCGCCGGGGCTTGTGGGTGCCGGAAGGCGCCACGGTCTCGTCGGACGGGGAGATCGGCGGCACGCCCATGACCTCGAAGGTGGCCGGCTTCTGGCTGGGCGGCGTCGCGGCGGCCTACCAGAGCTGGGAATCGCTGCTCAACAAGCACCTGAACGGCCTGCGCGCCTATGCCATGACCGGGGACGAGCTGCCGCTGCGCGTGGCCGTGAACACCGACCAAGCGATGCCCTACATGGACCGCTATCTGGTCGAGTCCAAGGCGAAGTCGCGCAGCCCGGTGGAACGCGCCGAGGACGTGCCGCGCTACGTCGTGCCCGACTGGACCCGCTGCGTGGTCAGCAGCGTCGACGTGCAGGGCGGCACCACGGCGCGCTTCGTCGTCCAGGTCCACGCTGTCGGCCCGCACATGGAGCAGCAACTGGTGGACCGCTTCGAGATCCGCTACTCCAAGCGCGAGGGCTCGGGTGCAGACTTCGCGCCCATCGATCCGGCCCGCTACGCCGAGGACTGGGACGTGCTGACGGAGCGCGTCCTGCTGTCGACCTACCGCACTCCCATTTCAGATCGTGAAATCATGACCAAGGTGGCGGTCGTCGACACGGGCGGCGAAGACGGCGCGACCGCGATGGCCTACGCGTGGTTCCGTCGGATTCGCGAGCTGGGTCTGGCGGGCCGCGTCATGCTCTACAAGGGCGCCAGCGAGCCCAAGGCGCCGATCATGCGCCAGAGCCGCGTCGGCAAGCGCAAGGCGAAGGACAAGGGTGACATCCCGCTCTACATCTGCAATCCGCACCTTCTGTCCGACGGCGTGGCCTCGGGCCTGGGGCGCGACACGCCGGGGCCGGGCTACATCCACTTTCCGCGACCGAAGCACCCGGAGAAGAACCCGGACGGCTGGGTCACGCAGGCGTTCTTCGACGAGCTGGGCGCCGAGGTGCGGGGCCACAACGGGCTGTGGTCGAAGGTACGCGTGCGCAACGAGACGTTCGACCTCTGCCGGATGATCCGGGCCGGCATGCTGCGCCTGGGGCTGGACAAGATCAAGGACTGGGATCAGGTGCCGGCGTGGTTGCAGCCGCTCGCGCACAACGAGCTGGTCATCACGCGGGAGGATCGCCGCGAGATGAAGGCCAACGAGATCGTGTCCGAGCACATCGACGAGACGCCGCAACCGGCGCTGCGGGTCGCGCCGCGCCGCGCGCCTGCACGCCGGCCGCGTCGGTCGGTGCCAAGTCCCTATTTGCGATAGGGTGTTGACACGTTGCGCAGTTGCGATACGATGCGCCACATGGGACGAAGACAGCGGAAACGCTGACGACGAGCTGATCCCTCACAGCTTTCCCGCAAGGGAGAAACACTAGGGCGTAAGCGTAGCTGGGCGACGAAACATCCGGTCTTGAACGGCGACGTTCAAGAGGTGCGACGCTGTGGTGGAAGTTGGCTCATACCCAACTGTAAGCTGCCAGCAAGTAGAACTATGACGGTGACCGTTTGGTTCGAACGTAGGCAAAGCAGGGTCAACGTCGCACCCCTTGAGCGCCGCATTTATAGCGACGCAAAAGGCAGTTGCCCTTCCCGACTTCGGTCGGTGCGCAATCGACGTGAGTAGAAGGTAGTCCGTCGCCTAAGTCGGTACGGGTTGAAGCTCCGCAACGCACATCGCGGGCAGTAACCGATAGAAGAAGAGTGCAGACACCACGGAAAGTACGTGGGCAGAAATCGACGCTTCACTCGGAGTGTGCGTCGGCCTTCTGCGATGTGTTTTCGGCACGTCAGGCAAGCGCGACAGGCCGTCGTGAGTAGCCGGTGTCAGGATGAGCCCCGGAAAGCGCGCCGGGGCAACAGGCCGGCGAACAGAAAGCTAGGGAACACATCGCAGAGGGTGAAAGACGACTCGCAGTCGCGACAATGGGCCCCAAGCGAGCCAGACCAGCGTCGCCACTCTCGACGACTTCCGGGCGCGACCACACAGCTCGTAACACCGTGGTGCAGAAGGTCAAAGGCTTTGAAGCGCAGCAATGCGTGGAGCTAGCGTCGGGTTTCCGGCGGCCTTCTGCGATGTGACTTGTGAGAACCGAAAGCGGAACAGCGCTCAGCGCCAGTTTTGAGTAGGAACGACAGTCAGGCCACATCGCAGAGGGTGCATAGTGAAAAAGTGTGAAGGAAGCCACTCCCAAAATCTCATCCTGAGTGCGGGCAAGTAAAAGGCCCCGTAACAACGGGCCGATGGTGGACAGATCCAACACTCCCTGCACCCTCAACGTTCTCGCGTTGCAATCTCAGCATCCTCCCTTGGGGCCCACTTCGGTGGGCCTTTTTCTTGGCGGCCCTGGAATTTCGCTTTTAATCGGCCTGCATTTCGCTCAGAAATCAAGCCGCAGGCGCCGCCAAGACCGTGCCCGCATCATGCGCGCACTATGGCACTCACTCCCGAACAGATCGCGGCCCTGCGCGCCAACATCGCGGCGCTGAACAGCGCCATCGCGAAGGGCGTGCGGTCAGTCACCATCGGCGGCCAGACCGTCATCTACAACACCACGGAGAGCCTCATCAAGGCTCGCGACGACGCGCAGGACCAGCTCACCGCTGCGCTGCCGCGCCGCACGCGACGCCGGCAGGCCGCGCTCTTCCAGAACGGCCGAGGCTACTGATGGCTCAACGCGGACGCCCCCCGAAACCCGAGACCCTGGTGGCGCGCGCCGCCGTGGCCGCTTTCCAGCAGGCCCAGGGCACACCGCTGCCGCAGCAGCCGACCGGCAAGCTGGGCGCGATGCGCCGCTTCCGCGCCAAGTACGACGCCGCCGGCATGGGTCGCCGCATGGTCGGCTGGAACCCGCCTTCCAGCGGACCCAACGCGGTCTTGACCGGACTCCAGAACATCCGCAACCGCTCGCGCGACGCGAGCCGCAACGACTGGTCCGGCGCGAGCGTCACCCAGAAGTGGACGACCAACCTGATCGGCATCGGGATCGTCCCACGCTTCAAGCGCATCAAGAGCAAGGAACGCCGCCGGCAGCTCGTCGACCTGTGGAACGATCACGTCGCAGACTGCGACGCGGACTCCACGTCGACCTTCTACGGCCTCCAGACGCTGGTCGTGCGCAACTGGTTCGACGCGGGCGAGGTGTTCATCCGCCAGCGCCCGCGTTTCGACGACGAAGGCTTCACCGTCCCCCTTCAGTATCAGGTGCTCGAAGCGGAGATGTGCCCGCTGTTCGACGCCACGTCGTTCGAAGGCTTGCCGGATGGCAATTACATCCGCCAGGGCGTCGAGTTCAACAAGCGCGGTCGTCGGATCGCTTACTGGTTCTACAAGGACCACCCCGGTGACGCCGGACCGCAATCGGTGGCGAACATCGGCGCCTCGGTGTTGGTGCGGGTTGCCGCGTCGCAGGTCACGCACGTCTTCGAGCCTCTGCGTCCCGGTCAGATTCGCGGCGTATCGCTGATCGCGCCCGTGCTCGCGCGCCTGCGCAACATCGAGAACTACGACGACGCCACGCTCACGCGGCAGCAGCTCGCGAACATGCTGGTGGCGTTCATCATCCGCAAGCTGCCGCCGATGACCGGCGACGAAGACCTGGATGCGGTCACCAGCCCGCTCACCGGCGGCGATGAGGGTGAGGAAGGCTTCGACGACGTGGGCCGCCCGCTGGTGGGCCTGCAACCGGGCCTCGTGCAGGAGCTGGACGACGGTCAGGAGGTCCAGTGGAGCAATCCGCCGGAGGCCGGCACTACCTACAGCGACTACATGCGGACCCAGCACTTGGGCACCGCAGCGGGCGCGTCGCTGCCCTACGAGCTGTTCAGCGGCGACATCGCCAACGTCAGCGACCGAACCCTGCGCGTCATCATCAACGAGTTCCGCCGGTTGGCCGAGCAGCGCCAGTGGCAGATCGTCATCCCCAAGATGTGCGTGGTCTGCCTGCGCTGGTTCTGTGACGCCGCGCTGCTGCAAGGCGACATCACCGTCGCGGAATATGACGACATCCGCCGGGCCGAGTGGGCGCCGCACGGCTGGACCTACATCCACCCGGTGCAGGACCCGCAGGGCAAGCAGATCGAGGTCGACGCCGGCTTCCGCTCGCGCTCCAGCGTCATCGGCGAGCGCGGCGACGACCCGGATGAGGTCGACGAGGAGCGCGCGGCCGACAAGGAGCGTGAGGACGAGCTGGGCCTGACCCCGCCGCCCCCGGTCGCGCCGGGCGCCGCTGGCGGCCAGCAGCCCGGTCAAGGTGGCTCGCAGGATGAGCAGGACGAGCGGGACGACCAGCAGGAGCAGCAGACCTCTTCGCTGCTCACGGCTTTCGCGCGCCTGGAGGGTCGGCTGAGCGCGCCTGCGGCAGCAGCCCCCGCGCCCGCAATCCACGTCGAGGTGAACATGCCTGCGATGAGCGTCGAGCCGCCGCAGGTCACCGTGAACAACGAGGTGGCGACCCCCACCGTGACCGTCAACAACGAGGTGCAGACCCCGAGCGTGACGGTGAACAACGAGGTTCCGACGCCGGCTGTCAACGTCGCCGCGCCGAACGTGTCGGTCCACAACGAGGTTCAGCCCGCTGACGTGAAGGTCGAGTTGCCGACGCGTCAGATCACGTCGCAGATCAGTCGCAACAGTGATGGCGACATCACGAAGGTCGTTCAGACCGAGAAGACCGTCGACGAGTAATCGTCATCACCAAGAGAGTATCAAATGCCTATCCAGCAATCGGACCTGAAAATCTACCTGAGCGGTGGCGCCGCAAACACGAACCCGGCGGCGTCGCTCGGCGGCGCGCGCAGCAACACGCTGGCGGGGTCGAACCTGTGGGATACCGTGGGTTCGGCGGAAGCGGCGGCGGGTGACACGGAATACCGCTGCCTGTACGTCCGCAACGAGCACGCCTCCATCACCTGGACTGGCCCGAAGCTCTGGGTGAACGGCAACAGCGACCCGGACAACCTCGCCTACGAGGTGGCGGCCGGCAGCTCGGCGGTCAACGGTACCGAGCAGACCGTCGCCGACGAGGGCACCGCGCCGACCGGCGTGACGTTCGTCGCGGCGGTGAACAAGGCCGGCGGCGTCGCGCTGCCCGACCTCGCACCCGGTCAAGCCAAGGCGTTCTGGTTCAAGCGCGTCGCCGACGCCAGCTTGCCCGGCGCGAACTACACCTGGGCGCTCGTCGTCGAGGGCGACACCCTGCCGTAATCGTGGCCGACTCCACCTACTACGGCGCCAGCGGCGAGGTCATCTACGGGGGCGTCGTGCCCTCATTCAACGATGTCGTCGACAACGTGTGGACGCCGACGAAAAAGGCCAACGGGCACATCTACGATGGCTCGTGGAATGGCCTGCCGCTGGACACCATGGTCGAGGTCAGCGGTACGCAGCTCATGCAGATCCGCACCTCGCTGCTCAACGACTACGGCTTCGACATTACCAGCGCGTCGGACAGCTTCGGCTCGTCGAAGAACGTCAACATCCTGCTGCATGACTGGTCTGCGCCTGCGCTGGATAAAGTCAACTCTCGTCTCATCCAGGACATCGCTGGCGGCCACGGCGATTCCAGCGCGGCGTTCACGTTCTGCCTGGAACTGGAGACCATGGGTGGGGGTGCGGGCCTGAAGGTGCTGGTGCCGCCGGTTGACCCGGACGATCCGGTTGCACCCTGGAGCCTGACCTACAAGCAG